GGAGCCATTATTCATCCTCCTTTTTTTCTTTGATGCCGGTGATAAGCCTCAGTTCCGCTAGACACTCCTGATCAGAGATTGACTTGTCTTTTTCTTTGACGTTTTGTGTTCTTTTACCATTTCTCATTAACACACTTTCATTCGCACCAATAAATTTAGAAGTAATGTTAATTTCATAATCTTGATTTGTCTCGCCTAAAGTATAAGAAACACTTTTTACAATAAAGTATCCACCGAATCCGGTGATGTTTGAAACTGTTCCAAGTTTATGAGGATTAGCTTGCCCAAATACGGTGTATGGAGCAGCTGTTGTTGTTCCATTGGCATTTGTTGTGATCGGAACTGCTCCAATTGGTGGAGAATCAGTCCATTCTGGGCCCCAATCAAGCAAAATAAACTCAAAAATGACACCAGGATAGAAAGCCTTGTTTGACATCCTAGAATTAAACGAAAATGAAAGATCATAGACATTCGAAAGAAGAGAGAGGTCTCCAAAATTATTATTGAAATACCTAGCTTCCCTCAAGAAAGGAGCATCAGTTTTCGCAAAAGAAACGTTTGATACGTAATTCCACCTATTGTTTTTCATTCCATAAAAGATTCTTGGAGTGTGAATTAAATCGTTGTATTTTGTCGTCTCAAATCTTGATTGAGATTGTTGATAGAAAATGCAGTAGTTTTTTGTTTTGTCGATAGGTTTGAATGGTGCTCTTGTTAAAATAGGTCTGTCTAAGATTGGTTGATCAAAAGGCTGGTCTAAGTTTAAAAATCCATCAGCGGTTAGTTTAATGTCTCTTAATTCGTCTGTTGTTACAAAAGCCATTCTGTATTGTGGAGGCTCTGTTTGGTTGTCGTTGCAGAACTTCATTTTTATGTCAACCAATAATTTTTGCATCATGTCTCTGAAGAATGTGGTGACAGGATAAAATGAAATCTTTTTTGCAACGACTCTCTCTTCAAACCATTTCATAAATACGGCAACATCGACGGCATAGTTTAGGGGATTTGATGAGTTTTGTTCAAAAAATGTGCCATCTCCTTCTTCCGCAATTGAACCAAAAATAAATTGTAATTGAAGTTTTTTCTTAGTTTCCTCATCATCGTAAAGGACATCTAAAGCAAGATTAAACAAGTCTCCTAAGAAGAAACAACTTCCAGCAAGTACAGGAGCACCAGATTCACGAGTTATTGTTGTATCAGCTCCAACTAACTCGGCAACAGGTGCCCACCAAACTTCCTCTTCTCTTTGGTACCTTGCTCTGCCTTTTGCATAGTTTTCTAGATATACTTGATCATTGATGTCAACACTTCCGGAAGCACTTTGGATTGTTTGAAAATAAGGTGTTTCACCAGCATCAACTTTTAAGAAAGAAATTAGTGGATCTGTGCTTGTTTCAACCCTGTTGAAGACTTTTCTAGCGGCTGCCTCATCAAGTTTGTAATCATAGATCAATCCTCTGTTCCAAAGTTCTGTCATAAATCTGGATGATTTTATTTTAGCAGTGTTTTCTCTGTACCACTGTGCCTCTATTTGTTTTGATTCTCTGATAGCTTCAACACTACATTTTCCGGAATTTCTAATTTTATCTAGTTGAGAGTCGATCAATCTTCGTTTTTCTCTCTTTTCTTTTGTTGCCAAAACATCCGTAAACGGCATTGTTAATACTTGTTCGAAGTACCCTCTGTAGGTTATCTTGAACGTGCATGCACCAGTGTCCGAGCTTCTTTGTATCTCATGATCAATAGTTGATAAGTCAAGTATCATTGCGGTTCTGTCTTCGAGATCCTCGTATACGACAAGCCTAACTCTAGAATAATCAGGGTCGTAACTTGAAATTCCCATCTTTCCAACGTTATCTGTATTTGAAATTTTATCTGTAACTGGTAAAGTAACCAAATCATAAAGTTTTATGAAGTCATTTATTTCTGCAATTTTATTTGAAATTGGAAGCTCTAAGGTCGCAAGAGAGCTAATTGAAAACTCCATCTCAACAACAACGTCTTTTCTAGCCGTAGACGGATTTGTCCCATCATAATTTATGTTCATTGATTTTAGATAATAATGTCCTTTTCGTATGTTTAGGTTGGCATCACCCAGTCCATGATTTTCATAGAGAAAGCTTCCCTCATTATCATAAAAAGAACCGGTCGTATTGTACTTCTCACTCCAATAATCTTCAGCCATTTTGTCTTTTGTTAGAAAAAGTTCAGTCTGCTTAAGGTCTCCGTTTGCATCAGTGTACACCCAGAAAAGCTTCTTATTCATAACTTTTCTTTTTTCTTTAAAATCTGAGAACCATTGTCCTTGCGGTGGAGGATCCGATAGTAATTTATTAAATAAAAATTTGTCCTCGGATGCTCTAAAGATTCTATTTTGAAAATACTCAGCTGGATTTATGCCGGCTGTCTCCCAATCCGGCGCATAACCTGTGTCCCCATCTAGTTTAAATTTAGTTTGTTTAAGCAAGAAACATTGTCTTACATTCAAGATATCATTTTCATCTTTAATAACTGAGACAGTATCAATGTTCAAGGATTCTCTAAGTTTGTTTAAAGAATTTTGTAAATCTACGTCACCACTTTTTAAAGCACTTGCTACTGCATCAACAGTCTGCTCGTCGGCTGTGGTGAAAATATCACTGACGACATTGGAGTCATCAAAACCGGAGTCTGCTATTTTTTTTGCAAAACCGAATGCTTCTATCGGGGTTTGTCTGGCTTTAAAGCCAAGCGCTGCTCCCAAAGTGTATTTTGTATTAGCGTACAGATCATGAAAAAGAAGAGCTGAGTTTACCGGTACTCCACTGTCCATTGTGATCGGATTATCTTTTGCTCTATCAGTCAATGTCTTGGCTGTCCCACTTCTAATTGGATAGACTTCAAGTTCCATTTTGGATGCTAATTCCTTGCATGCATTGTAAATTTCTTTAATTGATTCTTCAGATCTTATCCAAGCTCTAACATATTCTTGCACTTTATTCATGGTTTCTTGATCTGCATCAACATCTGTACCAGATGACACGACGTTTCTTTTAGTGTTACCATGAGTATCGTTCCATCTTTCAAGATTTGGTTTTAAATAGGTGTTGATCAAATCAGTGTAGTTTTTTTCGTCTGTTTCTTGAGAAATCATAACTACAAGATCAATTGCTTCTCTGGAATTTGCGAGGAGCATTCCATCATGAGAAGATCTTGTAAGCTTTGGCAAGTTTGGATCCGTACTGTAGTATGGAGTCTCGTTCGGACCTAGACCTCTATCAAATTTAAATCCAAATCTTCTTCGAACTAAACCTCTAATGTAATCATTATTGGCCGTTTTTGCATTGTCAGTATCCAGTACGTCTCCGGAATCTGGATCAGCACCTGTCCAGGTTTTGTATTGACCTTTCCAGAAATTTGGATCAGTTCCATTTCCCGCAAAAGCAATTTTAAAGAAGTCTATAACTTCCTCATCTTGGATTTTATAAAATTTCCTTGGTGTGGTCATTATCTCATCGCCTCCACAACCTTATAGATGTCTTTTGGTATGTAGATAATGTCTCCAATAGAACAATGATTGTCTGTTGGTTTTTTGTTGATGATTGCAAGAGCCCACCAAAGTTTTGGATCTCTATAGTATCTCTGAGCCAATTTCCAAAAAGAGTCTCCTTGAGACCAATGGTGTTCTCTATTGATTTGTAGCTCAACTCCGCTTAATGGATAAAAGTCTTTTGATCGAACAATCTTTAAGAACTTTACACCTCTTTTTTCAAACATTTCAAAGTATAAATCGTCATCCAAAATCGCGATTAAATCATTGTAATACTTAGCCATGCTATTCTCCTATTTTAAATGTCTTTCTGTTAAATGGAAAGAGTTCTTCTTCAAGCGATGATGTTCCATCTTGTTCAACTTTAAATGGTTTTATAGATGATTCATATTTGTGTGAATAATCTGATGTTAAGTTCATTGTTATCTTGAAAGCTTTTGGGTACAAGTGACCTGATTGTTCAAAGAATCCCATTGTATCTACCATCTCCACACCTAGATCTTCCATAAATAAGTAGATACCAGGAGGTCTAGATTGTGGCGGATTGTCATCCCCAACAGTCAATTCCGCAAACCCGACAGGTTGTGTCTGTGGCTGCTCTAAATCTGACACATCCCCTGCTCCTTGATTATTTATACGTTCAGCCTCAAGTGCTTGGTTAAGTTCTTCAATTGAACTTACACCATAAAGATCTAGAATCGATTGGTCTACTTGGGGTGACGAAGGCGCTAAAGATGTTACATTTGCAATAATGTCAATGAAATTTTGAGGATCATCTGAGCCTTCAATAAATCCTGGAATGTAAACTTTGAAAGGGTCACGAGAGATAGCCTCGTCTGTTTCTTGAGGTCGATAAAACATTCTTATAAGTTTTGAAATCTCAGAACAAAAAATTTTTGATTGTTGAACATTGGCACATGGAACAGAAAAATTTACTTTATAAGAAAGTTTCTGTGGCGTTGTGAATTTCCCTGTGTCAATACCTTTCCCGATGTATTTTGATTTTGATTCTAAGATATTATTATCAACTTCAAAGTCTCGAGAAAAATCATCTATAAATGCTGGGAATAAGGCGGTATTATTATCGCGGAACAAATAAACATAATAGTTTCTTGCATTGTAATTGATTTCAGATTTTATTATTTTTGCAACCTGTGAATAAGTATAGCTACCCGCATCAAATGGAAAGTATCCCTCATCTCCATCTATTAATTTTCCTTGTCTTGTAAATCCTTTTATAGGTTGAAATTTATCTGACTGATTGTTGTTTTCATAGTTAAGCGTCAAACTTAAGTTCAACAATTTTGGATACAAATATTCTTTTCCCCCTGAATCAAATTCAAAAAACCCCATTTTAGAATCTGGACTATATGAAATTGACTTTATGGTGCATGATAAGCCATACTGAAATACTTCCTCCAAACTATCTTCCATAAGCATAATCTCAGATCCAAAAATTAAGTTTGCAAAACACACAAAAAATAGAGGACCTATCGGAGGGTCTTTTTCATCTGAATTTATACCTACTCCAATTTCAGAATACGGTTCAAGAAGCATTCTTTGCAAGTGCTCAATTTTTCCAACATTGTTTCTCGCCTCTTCTGGGGAAGATGCGGGTACCTTAAGATCAAGGTTGATTGCAAAATCACCGGTGTATTCTTTTATAACTTTTTCCCACTTATCTTTGTCGGACATGTATTCAAGTTCTTTTGTGAGATTGTACTTTATTGAATCAAGAAATGGTTTTAGTAAAATAACGTGTCCCGTGTTATTCTGTCCAATGTAAATTGGAAAAGTAGTTTTTTCTGAACCATCTGCACCAAGTTTTAAATCAGAGTCATTGATCGAACTAAGATCAAATGGTGAAAGTTTTGGAATGCTCATCCTCCTCTCCCCACTGTTTTCTCAATTTCTGTGGCAACCTCTTTGCCATTCATGTAAACCTTCACATTGACATTCGGAGCCTGGATCTGAGGGATGTTAACATCGACCGCGACTGTACCTGCTAGTATACCTGCAAGACCGTCTCCATTGGCAATTACGGCACTCCTAGCACCACCTACTTCTGTGACTGCGATGAATGAGTTTGTCACAACACCATCAAGTTCTGCCAACAATGATCTCACACCAGATAGATTCTCGAACATGCTAGCAAATCCATCTGCCATTTTTTGTGCGCCCATACCCATTAGTCCCATGGAAGCTGCAAGAGCCAACATAAATCCTGTAAAGATAGCCATTCCATAGATAATCAATGGGTTTGAAAACAATGCGCCAACAATAGCTAAAGATGAACCCAACATTAGAAATCCGAAACTAAGAGACAACAAGCTTTCACCAGCTCCCGACATTGAGTCAAAGAAGTATGCAAATGCGCCAAACATTAACCCAAGAACAACGGCCGCTATTATAGCTTTTGTTGAAACAAATTGAAATGCTAGTCCAAGAGCCAAAACGCCAATTGCCATAAATGCAAAAGCATTAACAAATAGTGGGTTGATACTTGCACCAAGTATCATCAGAAGAACGCCAAATGCCCCAACAACTTTTCTAGAGGCGCCTTCTAGAATAATAAAAGAAAATGCTAGTGCAGCAACACCAACAGCGGCTGTTTTGACTCCATTTGAAAAATCTCCGGTTAAGACAAACGCTAGAGCAACCAGCACAACACCCATTAGCCCCATGCTTTTGTTTAGGTTTGCAAATTCAAAACCCAATAGTTTTACAGCACTGGTCAATACTCCATAAGCAGCAGCCATTTGTTTAATTACTATAAAGCCACTTATGAGCAATAGCGTCATGGCTAAAGTTGGAAGAAATCTATTATGAGCCAATTCGTCTAAGGCAAAGATTGCATCAAATAGCAGCATAAAAGCACTAAGCACCGGTGACAAAGCCAAAGCTGCTTTCTTCATAGACAATTGAAACCTTTCCATAACCGGTATCAAGTCTTGTGTGATCTCGGCAATTTGCTCTTGAGTTTTTGCTGAAGCTTCTGCTCTAGCTCTGAACTCATCTTGTTCTGCTGCTGACATGTTTATAAATCTAGCTGCCTCTCCAACGTCTTTAAAGCCCATTGCACTGGCTATGAATTGTTGGGTATACATGTCAAGGTTATTGAAGTCGCCAACGGTCATTTGAATTTGATCTCGAAGATAATCAATTCTTTCGTCTTGTCTCATGCCCATTATGTCAATTGTGGACATTTGAGTTCCAAGAACAGCATTTAGTTTTGCGACATTACCGGCGGCATCCTCAAAAGTGTTAAATCTCTGAGCCATTTCCACCAAAGCAGAGACCGACATGCCCGTGGCTTTTGCTTGAGCAGCAATGTTCTTAAACGTTTGCACCATTTTTGGTCCTTGCATCGCAAGAGTTCCAGAAACAGATTCAAAGTCTGCCATCATTTTTTGACTTGTGACTCCCATGCCATCTGCAAATGTTGCAAGTTCCATCGTCATTCCTGCCGCGGCGTCTCGAGACATTGACATTGATCTTTCTAGAAAGTCAACAGAGCCGGCTGCGGTATTTGCATCCACGCCAAGTTTTGACAACAATGCAATTTGGGTAGCCATTGTTTCATTTGCTTTTTTTGCTTTGGGGTCGAATGATGACATTCGCGCGGCCATTGCTCCAAAGCCTGCGCTAATTTCAGCCATTCCGACACCAGCATCAACCGTGGCTTTTTGCACTTCCAACATTGAATCTCGGAAATCAGTTGAAAAACCAGTTGAGGATCGAAACTTTTTGCCTGTTGTATCAATTTCAAGAGCAAGTTCCTTAAAAATACCAGCACTTACCCCAAGAGCCTCCCCAATTCTTTCATGAGTTTTTGAGATGTATTCGCCTAGTTCGCTCCAGCGCTTATACCCTTCTTCGATGTCTTCAAGATCTTGAAGCAATTGGTTCATGGCTTTTTCGCGTTCGTCATTACCAAGAGCTTCATCTGCCGCAAGAGAGGCAAGTCTCTCCATGTCTGTGATTCTTTTATCGTTTACTCCATCAACTTGTTTTAGTTTGTCAAGGTAGGTAGTTAATTTATCAATTCCATCTTGGCTTAGAGCGCCATCAATTGTTCGCTGCTCGAGCATTTTTTTTCTGATACCAGAAATATCTTTAATAATTTCTCTTTGACCCTCAAGAAGTTGGAGTTGTTTTTCCAAGGCCTCTTGTTCTTTCTTGAGCCTCTTTCGCTTGTCTTCTTCAGATTCATCTTCTGGGATTGTCGACAATTCAAATTTATCACCCTTTGTAATAGCTAGAGTTAATTGTTTGATTGCTTTTAGTAATTCTTGATTTTCTGCCATAGTCGATCCTCTTCCAACTAAATAGTTTAAAAGAAAAAAGGTTGGGAGAACCCAACCTTATTTGCCTCTCGCTTTCTTCGCAGCATCGGCTTCTTTTTTATACTCATCCATGGTTCTCTTTAACCACCAGCCTCTCAATCCGATTGGCAGACTATACAATTCCGAAATCGACCAGCCACCATAATGTTTAAGGATAAAGAAAGCTTCGTAGACGTTTTCCATGTACTCATCGTTCAGGCCAAAAAAAGTCAGTCCCGAGTGGAACTCTGATAACCTCCTCGTTGCCGCAATGCTTGCAAACAAAGTTGGACTCTAACTTGATGTCCGGAGAGATAAGCTTAAATGCGTCTCGAAGAACTCGCGAGTCACCTGCTGTAAGCTGATCGACAACTTGGTCAATTAAGGTTTGTTGTTCATAGCCGTTGAAGGATACAACAAAAGACTTCATTTGATTTGTCAGAATGTTTTCTGTTGGGTCTTTCTTGCCTTTTATCATTGCTAGTTCGTCTTTGCCTAGGAGAGGTCGGATAACAGCGATAATACCACTTAAAGGAAGCTTTGTTTTGAATGTTCCATCTCCAAGATCTTCGATGTCCAATCCTTCAATTTGATCTCCATGATAAGCTTCGTTGTTTGCGAGATTAAATCTATAAGAGCTTTTTTCTCCACATGCTGGGCATGAGACTTTTGTTTTGTACTCTTCGCCATAGGCAGATGCTCTAGCATAGATGATAATCGCGTTTCTATCTCCGACATAAAGAGATCTTGCATCGATTGAATTGTCTTTAATTACGTTTTGAATCAAACGATCAATCGCCACACCTTGCTTTAGATAGGATCGATTCGTGAGAATGTCTTCATCTTTTGCTGTCATGTATTTAATTTCTATGACATCTTTTCCGTGTAGGGGATGTCCTTGTGGATATCTTCCTTTTGAAGGAAGGTCGACAAATTGTGTCGGTGTTACAAAATCCAGTGGATTTGCCATTGGAACTTCTTCCGTATGTTGTGGTTTGTGACCTTTTAACAGACGTTCCTCATTGTTTCTTCTCATTGTTACCTCATATTAATTTTATCTAAGAACCGCATAGTCATAATCTATTGTTAAAGTTACTTCTACTGGCTCAATAGCGCCATACTCAACGCTTCCCCAATCAATTTTTGTTATAATTGGATTGTAAAGCTCCCATGTTTCAAGGGGCTTTCCTCCATGGGTGATCTTAACTAGTTCAACCTTTCCATCTGCACCATCTCCTCCACCAAAAACTCTGCCTCTGAAAAAGTCTTTCACAGGAGTTGTTAAGTCTCCGTATCCAGGATTGGTTCCAATGGCATCGCTGTCTATTCTCGGTGGCCTATAGCCACTTTTCTTTAACAGCTCCCATGCAGCTCTTGTTGCATCAATCATTTCAGCTTGTAATTCAGGCTTACCTCCATCAACATAAGTGTCGACAAGAGTGACTGATATTGAGTCCCACTTGACGACACCTGGATATTTGTAATAATGATTTATAAGCTTGAACTCTTGAGTCTCAACGTTCGCTTTTGGCATGTCTGCTGTTTTAACAGTTATAATGGTTTTGCTGTTGAACTTTAAAACAAAGTTAAACTTTTGCTTAAGTTCTAATGATCCATTAGCTCCACCTAAATCGCTACCCCACCAAGACACTCAGTACCTCTACTGTGCATCATAAAGGATTGGAGCAGCCTCACCATCGATCAAGCAAGTCGCCCAATCGTATCTGAATGCGATTTGAACTTCAACAAGATCATCAGCACCATACTCTAAAGAACCAAAGTCAGCTTTAGTTAAGATTGGATTCTTCAAAGTCCACTCTTCGATTGTGTTTCCTTCTGCATCAATCTGCTTGATTTTAACGAAACCAATTGAATCAACCATGGAGTTCTTAGAGAACGATGTTAGTTGAGAATTAGGTGTTGCTGGTACTCTATAGCCGGCAGCTTCAACTAATGCAGTTAAAGCCTTGACTTGATCTTCATCGCCATCAGGGTCAACAAGAGTCATAGAAACTTCTTGCCACTCAACTTTACCTGGAAAGTAAAACTTGTGATTTAAGAATTGATGTTCTGCTGTTGTAATATCGTATTTTGGCTTGTCGCATGATTTAGCCCACCATACAAATCCCAAATCTCCAATTTCGACTTTAAATCTAAATTTTCTTTTAGGATCTCCGAAGTTTGCTCCTTCTGCGCCTAAGTCTGTTCCCCAAAATGCCATAATTATGTTCTCCTATTTAACTTTAATTAGTCCCTTAAACGAATTCCGCGCCGGTCTTTGTGATAACAAAGTCGACAACAACATACTCGATAGCACGGGCAGGCTTAACGAAGATCTTTGCATACATAATGTTGCGATCAACCAAATCTGGAGTTGTGGTAGTCTCGTCCAGAATGAGTTTGTACTCTGAAAGTCCAAATCTTGCTCGAGCATCAGAAAGGATTGGCTCAACTTTTGATTGGAATCTTCCCCATGTAACAGGTAAGTTTGGATCGAACAACAAGTTCTTTGCAACAACGTTAACACGAGACTTCAAGTACAACATCAAGCGACGAACATTAATTCTGTCGAGAGCTGAAGCATCTGCTTGAAGAGTCTTTTGACCGAACACAACAACACCTTCAGCAGGGAATGTTGCAATCGGATTAACATTTCTTTCATACAAACGATCTCTTTCTTTTGAATCAACACGTCTTCTTGCTTGGATAACCTTTGGACCGCGAGGACCACCAAGAGAACCAAGTCCACCTCTGTTAAATCCAGCAGGAGCGAACCACACGTCAGTTTGAGACTGTGACTTACCAAGGGCTCCAAGGGCAGCTACTGAAGGTGGGAGCCATACATACTGTCCGCCATTCAGGTTGTCTACAGCCTGAACGTATGGGTAGTAAGCAGCAGCATAAGAAGAGTTCAAGTTTCTTTGCTTAAGTTGATCGACAACGCTGTCTACTGTACCGATCGAGTTATCTTCTGTTTGAGCAGAAGTTCTCTCGGCTTGAGGCAAATAATCACCTTGCAAATCGATGATTGCAAGAACATCTTGTCTTGTCTCGGCAACATCGATCAGACGGTCAGTTACGACAGGCTTACGAACACCGGGCATAAGAAGCAAGTTTGCAGGAACAATTTCTGGATCCAAAATAGAATCGATTGCCTTGTTGATTGTATAGTGAGTATAGTCGCCAGCATCGTCTCTAGTAGCAGAGATACGTCCATCGCGTAGTGGCTCTTTTTCTGTGATGTCCCATCCTTCGTGTCCACCCCACATCGGCATCAAGAATTGACGCACGTTTTTGTCGAGAAGTTCTCCGAAAGAATTCAAACCAGAATAAGATTTATTAACAGTCGATGCATCATAGGCACCAGATACATAAGTTACTACGTTTGTACCAGTGTTAATCTTGATGTCGTCCAAAGTGAACACATAAGAATATTCTAATGCTGCAGAGTTTGTGCTTGGATCGTAAGAGTCAACATCAACAGGAAGTCTTCTCAAGTAATCAACATAGTCAGGGTCATTTTGATTTGACGTTGTTGAAAGTTTTGGACGGATTCCCCAATAAGCACGGTATGGATTTGACGCTCCACCTTCTGTTCCATTTTGTCTCAATGGAATTGACGGGAATTCAAATGATGCAGAGTAAGCAACAGGTCCAGCAACAAATAGGTTAGATGCACCACCAGCAGCTGGCATAGCAAGATTACCTTTAACAAAAACCTCATCAAAGTTTGTGGAGTCGGTACCATCGGTACTGGTTCCGATTGCTATTCTGTTATTAGTGTCTTGTTCGTCCGAAACATTAACATTGTAGTAAGGACCAATTGAGTCAGCTGTGATGGTAACAACTCCGGAGTTGTCATCGGTAACAGTGTAGTCATCGATTGTATTAAGAAGAGTTCGAACAGCGATACCAATCAATTGAGGCGTATTTGTATCGCCTCTCGAGATCTCGGCCACGTTGTTGGCTGGAAATACTACAGGGTCTACTCCGGAACCGTCCCTAAAGAAAATATCAAAATTTCCTAAATCCGGATGAGTAAATCTTATGTGATCGTCAGTGCCTAATCCACCGCCGGAGAAAGTAATAGTTCTAGTCGCTTTAGTTCCATGACTAGTGTCAGTTGCCAAGGCATTAGCACCGGTTGATCCATCCACAAGAGTAAATCCTTTTGGACGAACAGGGCCTCGGAAACCAGCAGGAAGAAGACCTTGTCCACCGTTTTCTTGATCGA